ATAGCAAAAAACCTAAGGTCTTCAAAGTTTAGTCAAAAAGTGATACAATCCAAGAAATTGTACAACCGTAAAAAGGATATTAATGGCAACTTCAGGGACTACGACATTTGATTTATCTATAGAAGAAATCATACAAGAGGCTTATGAAAGATGTGGAATGGCTACAACTAGTGGTCACAGTCTTAGATCAGCAAGAACTAGTCTTAATTTATTATTTGCAGAATGGGCAAATAGAGGAATTCATCTTTGGAAAGTAGCTTTACATGAAAACGCATTAGTTTCTGGTCAAGCTGAATATGCTGTAGACGCAGCTGTAAGTGATGTTCTTGAGGCTTTTGTATCTACAACTGCAGCAGGTGCAAACACAGCTAACACACAAGATGTTGCTTTAACAAAAATTGATAGATCTGCTTATTCTGCTCTTCCTAATAAATTAGCTGTAGGTCAACCATCACAGTATTATGTGGATAGACAAGAAATTCCTAAAATATATTTATATCAAGCACCTAACTTAATTACATACACCACTTTAAAATATTACGTAATTAAAAGAATTCAAGATGCGGGAGCTTACACAAACGATGCTGATGTGGTATTTAGATTTTTACCTTGTATGGTTGCAGGACTTGCTTACTACTTAGCAATGAAGAACGCACCGACACTTGTACAACAAAATAAATTAATTTATGAAGATCAATTGAAGAGAGCATTAGATGAAGATGGTCAAAGAGCTTCAACTTATATTACTCCTCAATCTTTTTACCCTAATGGAATATAATTATGGCTAAATGGGCAACAGGTAAAAGATCACAAGCAATATCAGATAGATCAGGTATGGCATTTCCTTACACTGAAATGGTAAAAGAATGGAATGGTTCCCTAGTTCATTATTCAGAATTTGAACCTAAACATCCACAAATACGTAGAAGACATACTAGTGCGGATGCAATAGCTTTACAAAACACAAGATCACAGAAATTTCAACAACCACAAACAGTTGCTAGTAACGATAATACAAAATCAAATTCTGGAGGTACAATGGTCGGTGTGGCTAACTTAACTCTTCCTGGTAATTTTGCTTTTATCACAACCCAACCCGCAGACGTTTTAACAAGTGCCGGTGTTGTAATAAGCACTATGAAACCAGCGGATCCATCAGACAATTAGATTTTATAATTAATTCAGTAACAGTGAGTATTACTTAATGGCTATAACTTATTCAGATTTTTTAACACAAGTAAGAAACTTTACTGAAGTAGATAGTAATGTTTTAACAGATACTATCATTGGTCAGTTTATTAGAAACACAGAATTAGATATTGCAGGTAAAGTTGATTATGATGATACAAGAAAATATGCAACTTCATCTTTTTCTACAGGTAAAAGATTTTTAGTTACACCTTCAGATTTTTTAGTTATTAGATCACTTCAAGTATTTTCAACAACTAGTATATCAACAGGTGATAGAACTTTTATGGAAAAAAGAGATACTAGTTTTATAACAGAATACAATGGTACTGGTGCAGCAGGTGTTCCTAAATATTACGCAAACTGGGATGAAAGTTCTATAGTCGTGGCTCCTACACCTAATGCAGATTATGCAGTTCAATTAAATTATATTATAACACCACCAGGTTTTACTTCTTCAAACACTACTTATTTATCAGAATATCAACAAGGAATGCTATTGCATGGGGTTTTAACAGAAGCTTATGCTTTTTTAAAAGGACCTATGGATATGTACAATTTGTATAAAACAAAGTATAATGAAGAAATAGAAGCTTTTGCTCTACAACAAATGGGTAGAAGAAGACGAGCAGAATACGATGATGGTGTACCAAGGGTAAAAATACCTTCACCGTCACCATAGAAATTTAAAGGAGAAATATTATGGCAATAACAACAAACGCAATTTGTAATTCATTTAAAAAAGAATTACTACAAGGCAAACACGATTTTGATACATCATCTGATACATATAAATTAGCGATGTATACAAGTTCAGCAACACTAGGTGCTTCAACAGAAAATTATTCAACTAACCCAGGTGGTGGAAGTAATACGGAAGTAACTTCATCAGGATATACAGCAGGTGGTAAAGCACTTGTTAATCAAGGTGTAAAAGTATCTTCATCTGTAGCGATTACTGATTTTGCTACAGTTTCATTTGTAGGTGTAACACTTACAGCTAGAGGAGCTTTGATTTATAATACAACTACTGACGGTGGTTCGGGAACTACTGATGCGGTGGCCGTGTTAGATTTTGGTGGGGACAAGACTGCAACGTCTGGAACATTTACAATTCAGTTCCCTGCATTTACTACTTCAGCTGCAATATTAAGATTAGGTACAACACCTATATCTTCATCAAACTCAGACAACCTTGTCAGTTTTACTGCGGGAGATAAAGATGTATTTTGTACAATACCCGCAACAAAAACTATTTCACCAGTAATGGATCCTACAACTTATGTAGTAACACATAACTCTACAATTTCAGAAGATCAAACAATGGACTCTGGAGTTCTTGCAGGACCAGTTACTATAACAGCAACGCAAACCGTAACAGGAACATTGGTAATAGTATAATGAGTAAATTAGAAGTCGATGCAATAGAACCTCAATCAGGTACAACGATTACAATTGGTTCTTCTGGTGATACCGTAAATTTAGTTGGTACATTACAAAGTAATGGTTCACCTTTACCAGGAGATATTAGCGAAGTTATAGCTGGCACAGGTTTATCTGGCGGTGGTACAACAGGTGCTGTAACTATAAACATAGATTCAGCTCAACCAACAATTACTTCACTTGGTACTATAACAGGATTTTCATCTACTGGTATAGATGACAACGCAACATCAACAGCTATTACTATTGATAGTAGTGAGAGAGTTGGTATTGGCTATTCTAGCACTTTAAATGGTAACCTTAATGTAGATGGTAATGTTGGTTTAGGAAATTTTATTTCAGCTTCAAATCCTACAGGTGGTACTTATCGTATTGGTGAAGATGATGATAGTGGAAATGCTGTAGCAGATTTACAATTAGTATCTTATGGTTCAAATGATAATTTTGGTGGTGGAAATCTTCGTTTTGTTAATTCAAGATATTCAAATGATGTAGCTTTAATTAAAGGTTCAAGAGAAAGTGCAACTACAGGCTATCTTGCTTTTTATACTGAAAGTAGTGGTCTTAAAGAACGTATGCATATACATGATAATGGCGACATTTCATTCTACGAAGACACAGGAACAACACCTAAAATGTTTTGGGATGCTAGTACAGAAAGATTAGGTATTGGTACATCATCTCCATCAACTGCTTTACATATTGATGCTAATGTACCAAATATAAGACTAACTGATGATGCTGTTTCAACATCAGCAAATGCAAGAATAGATTTATATGGTTCTGATAATAGGTCAGGATATGTTGGAATGTTAAGTGGTAATTTAGAAATATGGCATCAACAAGCTAAAAATATAAGATTTGCTACAAGCAATACAGAACGTATGCGTATTGATAGTTCTGGTAAAGTAGGTATTGGTACTACATCTCCATCAGCTAAACTTCATGTTGATGTTTCTGATAGTGGGGTAACACCAAGTGCAAATGCTGATGATTTATTTGTAGAAAGTAGTGGCTCAACAGGAATAACAATAGGTTCTGGTACAGGAAATTTTGGAAGAATAAATTTTGGAGATAGTGGAGATGCAAATATAGGTATTATTCAATACGAACATACAACTAATGCTTTTGCATTTACTACAAATGCTTCAGAACGTATGCGTATCACTAATGCAGGTAACGTAGGTATTGGTACAAGTTCTCCTAGCACTAATTTACAAATTGAAGCAAATGATAATTTAACAACTACATTTCCTGTAAAAATAACTAATTCAGCAGGAAGTGGTTTTACAGAATTAGGTTGTTACGCAATTAACACTTCTGCTGTTGATTTAGTTTTACAAGCAGGTGGTAATGAAGGTTTAAGAATTGATAAAGATAATGGTAAAGTTGGTATTGGTACAAGTTCTCCAACAGAAAAATTAGAAGTAAGTGATGGAAAACTTTTAATCAAAACTACTTCTGGTGCTGCTTCTTTAGAAATAGTAACACCTGGTGGAAGTGCTGATAGTCTTATTAATTTTGGAGATAGTGCTGATAATAATGTTGGAATAGTAGCTTACGAACATGATAATAATGCTATGAAATTTATTGTTAATACTTTTGAACGTGTACGTATCAATAGTACTGGTCATGTATTGGTAGGAACTACAAATGAAAGTCCAGCTGTAAATAATGTAAATGGTGCAGTTATAAAAAGAGCTGGTTATGCAAGTGAATTTACTGGAGAAGGTGGTCTAGCCTTACAAATAAATAGAAAAGCAAATAATGGAACTCTTGTTTCATTTCGTCAAGATGGTACACAAGAAGGTTCTATATCAGTATCAGGTACAACTGTATCTTACAATGGTTTCACTGGAACTCACTGGTCAAGATTTCAAGATAATTCTACACCTATAATTTTAAAAGGAACAGTTTTAGAATCTTTAGATGAAATGTGTGATTGGTATAATTTAGAGTTTGATGTAAATGAACAAGATGATGATGGTAATGATGTAACTTATACAAAAAAAGTACCTCATGTATTATTAGATACACAATCCAATGGAGATGTAATTACTTACAATCATGAAGGAACAGATTATCAAGCAACAATAGTTAAAGAAGTTGATGTTAAACACATGAAATCAAAAGTATCTGACACAGTAGATGCTAAAAATGTTTATGGTTTATTTGTAGCTTATGATTTAGATGGCGAAGGTTACAATGATTTTTATGTGGCATCAGTTGGTTCTTATGTAGTTAGAATTAAACAAGGCGAAACTATTGCTAAAGGAGATTTACTTCAATCAAATGGAGATGGAACTGCAAAAGTACAAACAGATGACAATATTAAATCTAGCAGTTTTGCAAAAGTATTATCAACAACGATAATTGAAACGTATGAAGATGGTTCTTATTTAGTGCCATGTTCATTAAATTGCTAATAAGGAGAAAATAATATGGCAACAACATACGAATGGTCTTTCCCAAATTTTGAGACAGACGCAGATAACAAAGTTTCTGTTATCCATTGGAGATATACAGCAGTTGATGGAGATAATTCAGCAACTATGTATGGTTCAGATGGTCAATCAGAATTAGACTTTGACACTATGAGTAAAGAAGATGCTATAGCTTGTGTATTAGAACATTCAGATACTACTGAAGATGATATGAAAGCTAATCTTGATGCACAAATTGCATCACAAAAAGCACCTACTTTAACGTCTAAAACTAAGGAGTGGTAATACATGAACTTTAAATTTGACGACAAAGATTACGATAGCGATAAGCTATCTGATAATGGTAAATTATATTTAGGTAAGTTACAAAATATTGGAACTAAAGAACAACAGTTATCTTTAGAGTTTCAAGACTTAGGTATCTTAAAAGCTAAATATACTGAGCTGTTAAAAGCTGAA